TCATTAATTGCTTTACCGAATAGTGTATAGTTTTGTTTTCCTGTTAGTTGGATATACCCACGTCCGCGAAATTTATATCCATCCCCGCTTGCTTTATCGCCATTTCCCATTCTGCTGGCGTATACTATGTTAGCAATTTTTTCTGGTTTGCGTTCATAAAGAAGAGCAGTAGCATCATCAGGAAAATATTTTCCAAATATAGCACGTAAACCTTTAGCTCTGTAGTTTAAATTTTCCTTTACTACTTTAAAACCACCGGATTCATGGCCGCATTGAGCTAAAAAATGAGACAACTTAATAGTAGTGTCAATTCCAAATTTTTGCATCACATCAGGAATCTGAGCAATTACTGTATCTGGTATATGTCCTTTTAATTTACTAATATTCATATATACTTTACAGATATAAATATCTATTAGCTCTATTTAAAACTATTGAAAGCGGCTTCTAGTTGGCTCTTAGACATTGGTCCTGTATGCCTGTATGCAACTCCACCTTGCCTATCCAATATCACTAATGTAGGAATAGAGGTCACCTGGTATTGCTGGGACATATTTATATCATAGTCTACGTTAATATCTGTCCAATTCAATCTCATCTCTCTAACAGTTTGTTCTACTAAAGGTTTAAATGACTTACAAGGGCTACACCATGGGGCACCAAAATACAATACTTGCATAGTTTACTTTTTATATTTGTTTAAATCTAGAGTAATATAAAAGGTCATGAGTTCTAACAGTTCTTTTTGGCTTAAAAGTATAGCTACGCTTAGGTTTATTCTTTTTTTGCCAATCTTCATACAAATCTTCTTTGAGTAGACTGTCAGTTTGTTTTCTCATTTGCTTTAACAAAAGATCTCGTCTCTGTTCATAATTCATATAATAAATATAAAAAAAGCTTCTAATATAGAAGTTATTTTTGTTTATAGTGAGTAAAAATATATTAATAATTAAGTCTGTTCACTTAAAGGAATAATCTTAGATTGGTATGTTGTATCTTGTATAATTCTAATAGAGTTTGCGATCTGTAAATCTGTTAATGTAACTTTTTCTACTTTGATCCCCCACTTTTTGACAAATTTACCTACTTCATTCGTAAGTCTTTTATCAATGTCTATAATATCAATCCAAGCTGTATCTTCTATAATGTCTCTGATCATACACCCTGTTGTGTCAGTTAATACATCTTCTGGTTTAGTGATCATTGTTAAAAAACTTTTTATATCTATAATATTAAAACGAATGATCCCTTTTACAATAACATTTTTATTGTCAGCTGTTGTAACAGATTGTGGAGGTATATCTATAGATTGAGTGATAATAATATGCTTCCAAACACTGTCAAAGAAAGGTATTTTTAAATACAGTCCCGGAGTAACAGTTTTGTAAAACTTACCGAATCTGAGTACTACAGCTTCTTCCCATTGATCTATAATAAAGATTGGGTTCAATTCATTTATGAACTGCTGTATTAATGTTATTAGTTTATCGAACATATGTTAAATTGTTTATCTATATTGTTCATAGTTTGTACTTTTTTCCTTTGTCTGTTAGGCCATAGACAATTTCACCTGAATCATTGATTAGGGCTTCGATAACACCTTTATCAATCATACCATTTAAAAGATCTTGGGTATACTGTAAGCCTGCATCGTCATAACACTTATCTATCTCTTCTATATTAAGTATAAACGTATCTTTGTTTCCAATGATATATTGGTTATAGCTTTTTACAGCTAAATTAAATATATTTTTATACCAATATTTTAATAAGACTGGTGGTGTTTCATCGCTAGTGGTATCTTTCAGTGTACTGACTAAAAGCTCACCATATTCACGGCCTGATTTTATATTCTCTAACATACTAATCTTCTTTTATTGTTAAGCCATAATTAATATCAAACATTGCTTTTTCTTAGCCGACTCTAATTTATCTTTAGTGATATCATCATCGTTAACTAATTCCATCATATATTCTTCATTCTGTACCTTCTCAATTAAACGAACATATAACATCATTCTGTCAGCATCACGATCAGAAAAAGCATGATAGCCGTACTTACGAGTATATTCTGCTGTGAATAGTAACTTATGCTTGAGTATCTCAAAAATGTGGTAGTAGTCCCACTGTTCGTCCTTCCATATAATAGAAAGCCAACGAAGTAAGTTCTTAGTGCGTCTGATCCTCCACATACGTAACAAATATAAACAAATTTTGTTACAAAATGATTACAATTTTATAAGTGGTACGTCTATTTTGGTATGAAGTACATGTCTAGGCTGGCCTGACTTGGTAAAACCAATACTATAGGCTTTGTGTTTAATGATAGGGCTCACTTTAATTATTCTATAGTCTTCTGCATTATTTCCCCAGATGCACAAGATCATCTTACAAGTCGTAGTCATTTCCTGAATCCAATCATCATTCTCTTGTAAGACAGGTTCTTCTACTTTTTTTAATTGTTTAGAGTCTGGTGTTATATAGCTATATAAATTAGTGATAAATAAACTATCAAATCCTTCACGCTTAGCAATTTTTAATAGTACAGTTACTGTAGAGTTTTTGCTATCTTTTATTACAGACGGGTTTAAGCCAACTATACCTAAAGGATTTTTCATAGACTTTTCATAGAACCAACTAGCAAACTGATGTTTGCCACAAAGACTTTGTACTTTTAATGTACTAGACATTACGACGTTTTTTCATCAGGTCTCTAACATATATAAACAGCTCATGAGTTGTACCATCAAACGTTTCCATGATCTTGTCTAACTCATCGTATGTAATTTTAGTGATTATTCTAATCTCTTTACGAAGATCTTTAATTAACTGCTTCTCATCTTTTTCATAATCATCTATTAGTCTTTTGTATCTCATTCTAAATAAGCTAATGTCATCTAGCATATCTTCATAATGTACTTTTTTTTGAATCTTGTCTTCAAGAAGATAGTTCTCATGTTGTGCTTGATAATAATAGTCTGAGTGCTCATAATCACCATTCAATATCCTTTGTTCAAGAGGTATTTTAGGATGCAATATATTTCTAGTTTGATATCTTCTCCACCATTGAAACTGGTTATAGTTCTTCTTTTGTAGTTTAGATAACTGAGTCTCTATAAACTCTCTAGATTGTAATACAGGAAATAACATAACCTTTTAATTTAAGACACTGATCAATATAGATGTTGACTTCAATATAATAACAAATAATGCAAAAACAATCGTAATAAAATAAGTGGCGTCTTCTACTCTTTTTTTCATAACCTTTATTTATTTAAACATATTATAGTGTCTTGGATAGATGTGTAAGTTTGTAACAAACCAATGCATCTCACCAACAGTGTACTTTATCTTCTTTGAGACATACTCCATTAGTTTAGCAAATGTGTATTGATCATTACAGAAGCCAAATACAAGATCAATAGATCTAGCGAACACAGTTAGATGTAACTTGTCGTCTTTGATATAGAAGTTAAGTACGTCGTTACATGGCGTGTCGTATTTATATCTATCAAGCTCGTGTAGTATATAATGTACAACAATAGCACGGCGTGTTTCTTTATTTAGTTTAAGGTCGTCAATGACACGATTAAGCTGATCGTTATACTTCCAGAAGTAGCCATAGTTAGAGTTTACTTCTGTAGTAGTAGGAACCATCATTTGTTTCCAGATATTGGCACGCTCACTTATTTCACTAGCATCACGATCACCTCTGAGATACCACTCCCATTCGTAGTCAGCGTAGTCTTGATTGAACTTACGCTCAGATGTAGTGATAACTTTGTCTTCTGGATAAAATAGTGTAAACGATTGGTTGAACAATGCTTTAGTTCCAGCATAGTCTATACCATCTATAATAATATCTTGAAACAATAATTGAAAGGCATCAGTTGCATTATTGTACTTCATATTGATTTACTTTTATAAATTGTTTAAGAAAATCTACTCCTTCAAGATCTCGATATTGATACAAATATACAACACGTTTGATTCCTGATTGCAGTATAAGTTTAGAGCAATCTATACATGGAGACAAAGTCAAATATAGAGTAGAGTCTTCCATAGAAGTACCGCTTTTAGCAGCTTTCAAAATAGCATTACACTCTGAATGGATCACTTCAGTCTTAGTTTCTAGTCTGTATTGACCTAAGTGATCTTTATGAGGCCATGTATCTTCAATAGTATCTACGTCTATCCAATCACTAGCATCATAAGCCATGTACAGTTTCTTCTCACAACAATTATCCATACCTTTAGGTGTACCATTGTAGCCAAAAGATATAATGTTACCATCTTTAACAAGAACTGCGCCGACTTTTGATCTAGCGCAGTGTGATAAAGTAGCAACTTCTTTTGCTATGTTTATAAATACTGTATCTAGTTTAGTCATTCTTTTTTGTTATAATATAAGTATCTGAGTCTATGAGTTGTAGATCAAAATTGTCTTTTTCTAACTTCTCATACATGTTATAAAAATAACTGTATCTATCACTACCAAGACCATCTTCATCGTACGCACTAAATGTAATTGCATTAATTGCTCCTTTTTCTAATAACTGAGCTACTTTTGATTCTAATACTCTTCTTAAGAATAATGCTTTTTGTAGACTGTATGGATCATTATCGTTCCAACTATACCTATCTTTATCTGTATCAGCATTTAAATTGCCGAACTTTAATTCGTACATTCCAGGATAGGGCCCTCCTTTTATAAGCCTAATTTCAAATGGACTGCTTTTACTATCTCCTTGAAACTCTTTAGGTTTAAAAAAGTAATTACCATCTTGTTCTAAACTTTTTATATTCCACTGACTAATCTCGTTTAAAATATATTGCTTAGTAGCCTCTTTTCTCTCTGCTAAATTAGAATGCTGCTTGCTTAACTTTTGATAAATCGGTATTGCTAATATAGTTAAAGATCTCATACTACGTATTTAATGTTTATAAACCTGTTGAACCAAAGCCACCTTTCCTTTCAGTATTATTCTCAATATTATCTACTTCTTCAATATCTAAGTATGATACTGGCATTAGGATAAACTGTACTAGTTTTTGCCCTGTAACTACTGTTTGATTTTTATCAGAGATATTAATGACATGGAGATGTATTTCCAATCTATAATCTTCATCAACTACGCATGCACCAACTTGTAGACCTTGCTTGGTAGCTACACCTGATTTGTTGAATGCAATTAAAGCGTATCCTCTAGGGACTTGCGCCTTGATTCCTGATGGGATTAATACTGACTGTCCTGGTTTAAGTACTTGTGTTTCAAAGTCCTCAGGTACATAGAAGTCAATGCCTGCTGAAACTGATGTGCCTCTACTTGGTGTTTTTACGTTTCGTAACTTTTGTACTTTCATCTTGAATAGCATTTTGATAATCATTTAATGAAGCAATATAAGCTACACAATCTAATAGATTGTCTTCTTTGTGATTGTAAGCCTGTCTCGACAACTTGAGAGCAATCATTGCATTATACATGTCTATTGCTGTAATCTCTTTACGGCTTAATAACGACGCAATCTTGGCAGCTTCTTTCATACCTTCTTGCATTGGCCCATATTTACGGGTCTTTTCTTGAGATCTCTTATAGAGAATCTCATTAGCTTTTTCTAGTATATTCATAGTATTCATAGGATAAATATAAAAAAGATTAAGTAAACAATAAAATTATTTCCCTAAGTACTTAGTGATGTCGGTCTTATCACCCCACTCTCTTTGAGAGTTTATATCGCTTGGTTTGATTGTTGGCTTAGGCATGTTTCTTGCAACATTCCAGAACCAATCTCCTAAGTTACCGTATTTCTTCATATACTCCCAGCCTTTGGCATCGTAGGTTTTAATACAATCAAATGGAGTATCACTGTCACAATCTTTTAAGAACTCTTTGTGGTATGTATAGAATTTAGCTCGGCCAAGTTCACCTGGTTGTACATTTCTTGCAACAGCAACTGCACTAAAGTCTACATTAGGGAGTGCAATTTGAAGAGTTCTTGATAGAACACCTGTAGAAAATACTGACCACATTCTTGGTATAACCTTGTCTTTGAACGCTTCATGAAAGATCTTAACTCCACCTGCTACTACTTGTTCGTGCTTAAGACCAAATGGTAGATATTTTGCGCCGATCTTTTGTGCAAACTCTTTTGCCCAACTATTGATAGTTGGCATTGCTGGTGTTTTTAAGAAGATAGGTGTTGCTCCATCTTCAATCACACGTAATTGATGCTCAGACGCTTCTTTAGATGCAGGCATAAATAGTACAAGCTTTTTATTATACTTCTTTGCAAGATAAGTTAGTGAGTAAGGAGCATATCCTGTTCTAGGTGCAACATAAACTAAGGTGTCTTCTTTGACTTGACTAATCATGAAGTCACCCATCTTTGCTTTTGTACCGTATTGAAAGTCACCATCGTCTACAATCTTAAACCCTTCAATTTGTTTTAGCTTGAAGTCAAAGTCTGGCTTGTAATCTTTCGTCATTTCAAGGTAGTATTTTAAATTTCTACCATCTGACATGTCTAAGTTAGACTCGTCTGTCGCTTTATTTATGTACATATTATTTCAGTCTTTTAGCAAAGTCATAGTATGTATCTAGACCCCAGGTCTGTTTCAATATAGAGTTGTTGCGCATTCTACGACCATTGTTCTTAATGATGTGATCGTCTGATTGATACTCTTGAAAATATCTAACAACATCACAAGCACGACTATCTTCACAATCAATAGGGTTCAAGTTATATCTTTTAGACAAGAATTGTAATACTTCATTGATGTATTCAAACTCTTTTACTTTAGGGCTCACCTTAGGAAAAATAGCGTTAATGCAACGTATAGCATTTGTACCAGCATACACCAAACCTTTTGGATTAACATAGTTAGGAAAATATTCACCCAAGTCAGCTGCAAATGCAGTTAAAACAAAATTTTGTCTTTTAAAACCAAGGTTTTTCAAGTATTGATTCCCTAGATCAGTAATTTGATAGATATCATATTTTTTAGTCTGTACAGCTTCAAAAATATGTTTAATTAATCCTTCAGAATAATCTACAATAAACTTCCTCAAATGGCCTTTTGTTTCACCTTTAAATGTAAATTGTGGTAATAAGTAACCTTTGTTATCTGTGAATGGTGTGATGCGGTTTCTAAGGTCTTCTTTCCATTCTGGCCATGTATATCTGTTATTTAATATAGAATCTACAATCCAGAAGTTACCGAAGCCATGCGTCCCTAATATATCCTTGATATGATCCTTCTTGTATCTTGGGACATAGTTAATGCCAGATCCTGCTAAACGAAATAAATAAAATAACATGAACCAATCAAAGTCATCTTTAATTTCGTGTTGTGAAAAGTGGCATCCCATTTTTCTTAGATCTTTTTCTTTATACCATACAGCTTCTGTAAATGCACAGAAGGCAGCGAATCTACGATGAGCCGTATCATAAATAGGCACATGATAGATAAGATCATCATTCACGTCTTTATACAAGTCACCTTCATAAGGTAGGCCAAGACTACCGTGTTGCTGCATTAATAGACTACGCTTATCGTATTCGTCTAGTGCTTCTAACAGCTTTTCGTTGATTATAAACTTCTGCACGTATTATAGTTGTTCTATTTCTTGTTTTACTTTACTCCAATATATTATAACTGATGCTGCTACTTCATTGGAAGCATCTCTAGCAACATCTATTATCTCGTCTACTGCTACTAATGCGCATTGCTTAGATTGCCACCCGTCTATAGTAAAATCAACCACCATTTTATTGTATAACTGTTTTGCTTTTTCTTTTGGTGTCATGATATAAACTCTTTACTGAACATATAATATTGAGGCTTCAAATGTACAGATTGTTTAGGTTCCATATATTGAAACATCTTCATACCGTTTTCATCAATCCATTCATCTGGCCATTGTAATGTATTAAGGCCTGAGTTGTTCATGATTCGATTAGCTATGTCTCTTAAGTGCATACGCTCTTGCCTTGTACCAAAGTATGGTTGTTTGAGATATAAACCTGTACCAGGTAATTTACGACTTTCGTGCTCAACCGGGAGCAAATTAACTAGAGTTGCATTGTTTAGTTTTTTAGCAAACTCAACATAACGTCTAAACAGTTCACCTGTCGCGGCTTCAGGGTTGTCTTGCCTCATCAAGTGAAAACGTAGATCAATGTTGCCAAAATATAAAATGATCTCATCGTACTTACTGTTCCACTCTTCAATTAGTTGATCTGACTCTTTCAAGAAGCCGAACAATGTTTTACCATCAGTTCTATCTAAACCATAACCAGGCTTCCATACACTGAGTACATGCGAATCACCTACAACTAACTTTCTTGTAGTAATACCATATTGTCTAGCATAATCAATACAATTGATAGCTGGAAATACATGATCTACTTGAAACCTCTTATTGAAGACGTTTAAATCAATAGGTACATTTACTGCAATAACTAGCCCTTTATAATTAGCTATTGCTTCTAGCTTAGCTCTATGTTCAGGCTGAGGCCCTCCAATAAAGTTAAATACGTTCTCTTGATAGTTGACTCCTTCTAGAATATAAATACGTTCATAGTCGTTCCAGATCGAAGGATCTGCGTTAAACATTAATTCACCTGGATGCTGTGCTTTTATTATATGCATCATAACATGATAGTAACCACCTCCATGATGAGAGGTGGATTTACCAACATTGTTGAGCATACCTACAACGGCGGCTTTCATAACTGATTAATTTTATTTATTACATCATACTCATCATATGATCTTGTCCTTTCTCGTCCTTATCTTTCTTTTCGAACACAACTGATTCTGTGGTTAAGATTGTGCCAGCAACAGAAGATGCATTCTTGAGGGCTGTTATCACTACTTTTGCTGGGTCAATGATACCTGCTTCTAATGCATTGACAGTTGCATAATTCTTAACGTCATACACTTCACCTTCATTTGGAATAAATTCCCACCAGTTATCAATACCAGCATTTGATAATATTTTGATGAAAGGTGCAACGAGTGCTGCTTTCAATATAATTCTAGCAGTTACGATGTTAGAGTTATCATTAAAATCTACTTTATTATCAAAACTAAGATTGCCTAACTTTGCAGCTCTTAACAATGCTACACCACCGCCTGGAACAATACCGTCGGCTAATGCTGCTTTAGTTGCAAATAAAGCATCTTCTACACGATATTTTTTTTCTCTAATCTCAATATCACTATTACCTCCAACAGAGATGATAGCAACACCACCGACCAACTTACCAAGTCTCTCTTGTAACTTCTCTTTCTCATAAAATGAAGTAGCTTGATCAATTTGATTTTTGATTTCTATTGCACGATTAGCGATTGCTTTCTCATCACCTTTACCATCAATGATAGTAGTCTCTTCTTTAGATACAGTAACAAGTCTAGTTGTACCTAAAAACTGTGATAGTTGTTGTGTAGTTAGTTTATCTAACTTCAAGCCTTTGTCTTTAGATATCACTTGACCACCAGTCAAGACAGCAATGTCTTCTAAGATAAGAGTTTTGCGCTCTCCAAAGTCTGGTGCTTTTACTGCACATACTTGCACGATCCCACGCATCTTGTTTACAATAAGTGTTGCTAAAGCTTCGTCTCCAATATCTTCAGCAATAATTAATATCGATTTATTCTCAGAGTTAGCCTTAGTTAGTACTTGCAGTAGTTCTTGTGCAGTAGAAATACGGCCATCATAAAGTAGGATATAAGGATTGTCAAGCACAGCTTGCATTGTCGTGTTGTTTGTTACAAAATAAGGTGATTTGTAACCACGATCAAATTGCATACCTTCTACAACTTCAAGAGTAGTTTCGCCTGACTTAGACTCTTCAATTGTGACAATACCATCACGCCCTACTTTATCAAGAGCCTCGGCTATCAAGTTCCCAACCTCTGAATCGTTGTTACCTGATATAGTTGCAACTTGTTTAATCTGCTCTTCTGATGATACTTCTGTAGCCAACTCTTTGATCTCTTCAACAATTTGATTCACAATGTTGTCGATCTCATTCTTAATTTCTACAGCGTTTACACCTTGACGAATCTCTTTCAGACCTTGCTTAACAAGCTCAGTCGCAATCAAAGTAGATGTGGTAGTACCATCACCTGCTTCATTTGCACTCTTGATACTAACTTGCTTAACAAGTTGTGCACCTAGGTCTTCGATATCGTCTTCTAATTTATGAAAAGCTTTAGCTACAGTTACACCATCTTTTGTAACTTTAACTTCACCATTTTGTTCACGAATCAAAACAGTACGGCCACCTGGCCCTAATGTTGATGATACAGAGTTGTTTAACTTCTCTATACCTTGTAACAGTTTTTCTTTAAGTTCGATTCCAAAAAAACTTTTAGTTGTACCCATCTTTATTTATTTTTTTCTTTGTCTAAAATGTTTTGATAATATTCTCTAGTCCAACCATCATTATAAGGACTATTAGCATGAACTTCATAATTGATTGGATTAGGATTTGCTTCATCATAAATGATTGCAAAAATGTCTGTCTCTTTACAAATAAAGTAATCTTGTCCATCAAGAACAATCCTTTGTGATCCTAGTTTAGGGATCAATACAATTTGACCTGGTGTTAACTTAGACTCAACATGTTTATCTGTGTGAAAATTATAAACTGCCGAAGATCCAACTACCTCTCCTACTTCTGGCCTTTCTTTACCAAGATCTGGAATAATAATATTACCGAATGTCTCTTCTTGTGTTTCAATTGGTTTTAATATTACAAAACCATTTAAAGGGGTTATTTTATTCATAAAATTAATTTATAATTTCTAGATCAATTATTTTATCACAAAAATAGAGTAAGCCTTCTCTTTTAAAAACAAAATCTACTTTTAACCATTCTTTTGCTAAATTAAAGTTCTTGATTCTTTCTTCAGGAAAAGTACGCTTTACTAAAAATAAATCATCATTAATTCTAATAAAGTTTTGACAGATTTGAAACATAACTTGATACTTAGTAGGCCTATTTACCTTATTTTAGTTCAATTCTCTTGATAGCTTTTCCTTCAGCTACTGGAATTGTTAATGTTAGGAGTCCTTTATCTAACTTGGCTCCTAGTTTGTTTAGATCAAATTTAGAACTAATCTTCCAACTAAGATCGAAAGATCCTTTCTTGATACCACGATAAATCGCGGCCTCTTGATCTACTGGTCGTGTTTTATCGTACTTAATGCGAAGTTGATCTCCTTCAATAAGGATATCGACGTCTTCTTTGTCAATGCCTACTGCGGCAATTTCAAAACGAATGCCGGCTTCTGTTTCGTAAATGTCTACTGGATGTGTTACTTTCTGCGTAATTGCAGAGAAATGAGATTGTGTTTCTAACAAGTCTCTCCAGAGCAGGTCAAATGGATCCAGCTCAAATGGTTTAAATATTCCCATGGTTGTTGTTTTTGTGTTCCCTTACGGTGAACGGTTAATTAATATGTCTTTCGTAACTAAGGCCTACCAAGTACCTTTCTTAATAAATATATAAAATTATATCTTAATGGAGAAATAAATCTTTTAAGTGTATGGAGCTATTAGTCTAGTTTGCTTAATTTACTAAATACAAAACCTATGTATTAGTCCACATTACATCAGATAAGCTTATCTTATCTTTTCTTTAATGTCCGTCTTTGAGATTACTGGCTAGAGCTGGTGGCGCTTTCAATGAGATACTAAGCTTGGTTGTGTTCTCCATCAAATCCTGGACGATCCTGGCCGCTTCTTCTGCTCTTGAGTGTTCTACCTCAATTACCAACTGGTCATGGATTTGTGCACATACCCAACCATTAATACCCATCTGTTGAAACTTACGGTTAATAGCTAAAGCTGCACGGTTTACAATTGAAGCCGCTAGGCCTTGAATCTGAACATTACATGCATTATTAAGTCCATTGGTATAGTCACGACTTAAGTTCTTGATTCTTTCGACTCCATACTGACGTTCCATTGCTCTCTTCATATTCCAATTAAGTAGATCGTCACCTATCTTATCGTAGATAGCTTTTACTTTTGGTAAGTGGCGAATACGACCAACTTGAGTTTTAATAAAACCTTGCTCTTTAGCCTGTTTCTTAGATCTTTCCATCCACTTCTTGAGTTCAGGAAATCCATTCAAATAACCATCAACTAGTTTTTTAGCATCTTTTGTTGATATTCCTAAATTCATACCAAGAGCATAAGCTCCCATACCATAAGGTATACCTAGTGCGTACGCTTTAGCTTTATTTCTAAGTTTAGGTTCTAGCTTACGTAAGAAGTTAGGCACATTTTTGTCTGGTGAATATTGAGTAAGCCCTTCTGTTTTGATTGCAATAGTAGAATAGAAGTCCCAGTTATTACGAAAAATATCTTTCAAGCCTTCGTCACCTGATACGTGAGCAAATGCATGCGGCTCAAGTGATTCATAGTCACAGTCAATAAATATGTTATGTTCTTCTGATATAAAGAATTTACGAATTAAGTTGTTGTACTCTATAACAATAGGCTCATCATCTCCTTCTTCTTTAGGTCTAGGTAGCTGTTGAGCGTCTGAACCGTAACGACCAGACACAGTACCATGTTGTTTGTAATAGAAGTAGTATCGGCCATCTTCTTGATTGTCAAGAAAACGGTCCATGTATGTTGATTTAATCTTTAGTAGTCGGTTGTAGATACGTAAGTTCTTTGCCCAATTAAACTTGTTAGCAATAGATTGCACAGCATCATCATCAAACTGTGGCTTACCTGTCTTTGTAGTGGCTTTAAATTTAATACCAAGTACACCGAAAGCAATTTCTCCTAACTGATCTTTAGATTGTATATTAAAGAATTGTCCATCATTATCTTCTTTCCATAGTCTAAGACTAATCTTAGTTATAAAATCTTTATCAAGTACAGATTGATCACCACGTAATAAAAAATGTTTGTATGGTGATTCAGGAAGTCTGATCAAAGCTGATTGTGTTAAGCTGTGCTTTTGTGTTTTATTAGACACTTCAAGATCTAGGTTAGCTTCACGACAAAGCTCTTGAGCAAATGTACCTTTGTTATTAGGTGGATATGCATCTAGTGCTTTCATAATAACCCAAGCACGTACAGACTCATGCTTCAACAACTCTTTGATAACAAGATCAGAATACTTTTGTAGCTCTTCTATAATTTTAATACGACTAGTATTTATAAGATCAATGTCTATCTTCATACCAACCATCTCCATAGGAATAGTTACCTCTTTATAGACAGGCATTACCTCGTCTTCAAAGAAAAACTTCTCCAGTCCTTCTTCTTTTAGTGTATTCATGAAGTAGTAATATATTCTAAGAGTCAAGTCAGTATCTGCTGATGCATACTCTGATAATAGTTCAAGATCTGCTTTCCATATCTCATAATTTTCACGTGTAATTGATCCACCGTTATTCTTAATAGACTCTTTCATCTTCAACTGTTCTTCATTTGCAGCTTGCTCAATATCTAGACCGATATCTTTTTGAATAGTCTTAGCAATATCTTTTAAGCCAAATGATGAACCAGCCATAAATCCTGCACCTTCTTCACGTACTGTATGTACTAATAATAGTGTATCGACATATAAACTAGACAGCAAGTCTATTCCATAAAAGCATTTAACAAATCTACAATCAAATGATGCGTTGTGCATCACAAGCTTTTTTCCAATTAAAAGCGAAATAGTCTTCTTTGCAATGTCATGACATAATTTTTCATTAATATAAGCGTCTTGTAATTCACCATCAACACAGATCATAGTAGGCATATAAAAGCCTTTACCAACTTCAGCTGATACTGAGAAGCCAATAATCTTACCTTTACGAGGATTTAAGCTGTTTGTTTCTGTGTCAAATGAAATAAGGTCGTGCGACTTAATGTGATCAACCATCTCTTTTAGTGTATCAAGAGACCTTACCGTAACATAACTTTTATTCATAAACTTGATTAGTCTTTTTTATCTTCAGTCTTATAAGGAAATAGGTCATTTAGCTTTTCACGGCGTTTATTACAACCGCAGTCTTCTTTACCTACGGCACTAGTAACCTTCTTTACTATAATATCAATACCTGTTACATGAGTAATTTTAGCAATAGTATCACCAAGACCTTTTGACTGTTCATTGTTTGTCTTGTTTTCCATCGATCTTTTTTTCTAATTTTTGTAGTGTACTACCAGCTGATATAGCAATAATATGAATTTGGTCCCAAAGATCTTTAATCTCTCTTTTAAGTACGTCGACTCTTCTTGACTGCCATAATTGCATTAAAAGAAGTAAGACTGTCACTACAAGATAGAGAAGTTCTCTAGTAATAGTAAATGTCATAATGTGATTTTAGATAAATATACAAAACTATTTCCTACATTTTTTATTAATGTTTATAGTACCTTTTGTATATTTAGGATCATAAGGACAATGGCGGCATCCGTTTCCACAACATTGACCTCTCTGTAAATGAAAAAGGGCCGTAAAAATGACCCTATCATTTTCTATATAATAATGAATTCCTTCTACTACTTTTTTTTTATTATTAAGAACTCGGCCATTCTACCAATTTTACAATAATAAATATTAACGTTTTTTATTACTTAACCGGGCATTTTCCATATTCACACTCAATAAGTTCCATTTCTGATTCTTTTACTTCAACAGACGTAATTGGTTTAACACTCTTTATCATTTCAAGATACTGTGTTTCTGTGATAGTCTCGTACGGCGCTTGATCAAAACCGTGACCATGATACAACAAAAATGATACCGTCTTCATTTTATGTCTAAAGTGCTCTTTTAAGTACTTCTTGATATCTTCTATGTCTTCTTTTTTATAATATACAGTACAACTTACAGAATTGTCACTCCACTCAGCTTGCATACGACATACCATGTCCATCTGTGTTTTCCAGTCATAATCGGCAGCAACAGGTGTAGTTAGAGGTAGTTTACAAGGGAATGATATTACCATTGTAGACTTATCTTCTGAACCATCAAACTTTATTTGGTATTCAATGTGGTAACCGTGTTGACGGCAAACATCTACTAATGGTGATTGTGATGATATTCTTACACGACGAATATAATATGGGCCTGCTGGGTTTGGATGCACACCTGGAGTTACGCCTGCTAACAAACTTAAGGTGCCAGATGGTTTGACAGTAGTTAATTTAATACTCACTGGGAATTTGTGCTTAGCTGAGTAGTTTTTGTCATACTCACGAAGCCAAACGTAAGCATCTTTTAACCAACTACGTTGTTCTTCTGTGGCTTGTAAAATACCTGTCATGCCAATTCCCATTCTCATATTTTTATGAACAACATTTTCTGTTTCTTTTAAAAAACAATGTAAATTAAGAGAGTGTTTGTTCATACGATATGTAAACGTAATAGCTTCTAATAACTCATCATATGTATTAATATTAGGCAGATATACCTCAGCTAGGCAACATGTTTCAAAATTAGAAAGTGATTGCTCAGCACAAGGATTGAATCCTTCTACTTCTGGATCAGGATATTGTGTTTCACCTGTACGACCAACTGTTTTAGATAATTCTAAGTTTATAAGACCATAAGGCTCACCTTGATTATAAGTTTCCCAGAATTCAGGAAGTAAATCATTAGTATTTTCTGGAGCTACTATTGAGTTATTACTCATGGATCTCCAGTTAGGAATAGAACCGAAATCCCAACGCTTGGCTTTTAAATACTCAATATCATCATAATCACCAATAGATATTTGTGCAGAACGTCTAACATTTCCTGCTACAACTATCATACCAATAATATTCATAATGTCTAAGCAGTCGATTGGTCTTAGCTTCTTATTAGCACGACTATTTAATATCTTGTTGATCTCACTAATACCCCAACAAAGATCTTCTGGGCCAGATGCTGTGCCACCGAATCCTTTAATAGTAGCTCCTTTAGATCTGATTAACATCGTGGAATATGTAAAACTTTCTCCAGAATAGAAGTGGGCTTTCAATACTTTACCAAGTAGTTTTACCCAACCTTCTCTTGTATCTGGCACAATGAAATCAGCGTCTTTTACATCTTTACGTTCTATCTTTACTTTTCCTTTTACTTTAGGTAGTTGATAAACATTGTGCTTCTGAATATTGTATCCGACACCTGAGCCTAGCATCAACATTTCAAATGCCCATGTAAAAGGTCTAATAGGATTATTAACTGTAACAAATGCGCAGTTTTGTAGTGACGGAAGGCCTAGCTTATCTACAGTTTTAGTGCCAAGCTGCCACATAAAACGGCCGGCTGTAGAAAACTTTAAATTGAGTCTCATCTCAGCATACCTTTTTTTCTCTTCTTCAGTAAAACCTACTTTAAGTTGCTTATCAGAAGCATCAAGTTCACGCTGTACAACTTGCCAAAACTCTTCTGTCTTGGAATTAGAATCGTCTTCTTTTATTCGTCTTGCATACGTTCTTTTAAATGTAATATAACCAATTTCTCCCCAAGGGGTTTGCACGTCCTTTAATTCCATTTTTCTTTTTGTTTTAAAATAGTTTATATAATAAAGTGGCCTCTAAGAGACCAATAAGTCTTCTAGCAAAAAATACAACCTATTTTTTCAGTCTTAAGTGATAGTAGATTCTATTAAGAACCCGGGAGTATAGTCCCTACAGAACTATTTTGAGTCAAAACAGAGTTATTTGTCTTTTGAATCTTATTAATATTAGAGGTCGTTAATCTATTAAACTGATTATTTGAAGTTGTATTTAATTGAGCAATCTTGTCGTTATACTTTGTAGGATTGGCTTTAATACGGAAATTATCTCCTTTAATTGCCTTTTTTAATAGATCTATTAAGAATTTCATATAAGTTCGTTTTTTCTTTAATAAATATCTGCCTTCAGCCAATTTAGATATTGAGCTCAAAAAATTTGGATACCAAATATGCCTTTTCATCACGATCTAGACTAGAACTATATACTTTATTTGAGCCTGAAATTGGAGTTGATGTTTCTATGTTTAATTCGTCGTCATCTAGGCTGTCTGGATTAATCTCAATAGACCCATTGTTAGTACTGATCTTGGCAGCGTAGGTCATACCATCCATGCCATATCGATTTTTCATAATATGAATACGGCCTGTACCATTCATTTTATCTTGCCTTTTTCTTGATAATGACATAGCAAAATCTGCTATCATCATCTTGTTATACGACCCGGCTGCCTTGTCACCTTCGATTACGTCATCTTTAGCACCTGCACGATTTACCTGTGACACAGTCCAGATAGGTACTTTTAAATCTCTTGCCATACCTTTAGTAGCAGAGTAAACATCGTCAATTGCATCTTTTGGATCTATTGATTTAATTTTACTTTTCAATAGGTCAACATAATCAACAATAACTAGATCTGGTGAGTACCCAAGATCTCTACACTTTTGAATGTGTGATTCAATGGTATGTATAGTTGTTTTTCCCATAGAAAACTCTTTAATAATCAGCTTACCTTTTACCTTAGACACCGCTTCTTCAATGGCGGCTCTGTGTCTATGTACAGCTTGTACATCAATCCCGGTAAACAAGGAGTCATATCTTTTACCTATATAATATTCAGATAATTCTAGTGTATAATGACAAACTGTATAACCGTGTTGTACTGCCATAGCTCCCATATTAATTAGCATCCATGATTTGCCACCTCCAGGATTTCCGAATATAATACCAAAGTCACCAGCACCAAGGCCTCCCATTAATAGTTCATTTACGTGTGGCCATGCTGTAGGAATAGCGGCACGCTCTTCTTCACGATACCTTGTTTCAATATCTTTTTCGTATTCGTGGCCTATAGACTTATCTTGACCTGCTTTTAAGGCAGCGTCCATCATATATTTAATATCATCATATTGGCCTTTTTCTAACAGACTTACTGAATTCAAAATAGCTTTCTTGATTTGTTGATTTTTACAGAAGCTACTAAACTCTTGCTCTACATAATCACGGTCATCATTAGACGCTTTCAACGCTTCTTTCAACTGTTCTACTACTGACACCTTCAACACTTCATTCTCTATCTTTCTAATTTCAACCTGTAGTGCATCAACTGATGGTGTAGTATGATATTTGTAATAGTAACGAAGTATTTCACCTACTATCCATTTGTGCGCTGGGTTATCGAACATCTCGGTATCTAAGATGTCGTTAATATTTTGTAAAAACTCTTTGTGCTTTAGTAAGCTAGATAGTACCTTAACTTGAAAACTGATACCATACTGCTGTAACTGGTTTAAATTCGACATAACTATTTATACTTTTGCAAATTGTGAAAATGATTAAATAACCACGTTTGTACATTTTGAATTGAGTTCCCTAACTCATCTTCATGATATAATGTAAGAAATTTCTGTGAATTATAAACTTTATTTGGGTTAAGTAATACACTATTTATTTCCTCTAGTACTTCTTCTGACATATTTGGGTGTTTTAAATCCATCAACTTCTTATTAATCCTTAATTGAAACTCGAAGTTCTTAATAGACTCTAATATTTTATGTTTACCTTCACACTTTTGTAGAATATCATCTATAGATACTTCAATATCTTTAGATAATTCTGGAAAGTGTTTCAACATAGTTTTACTACCAAGTCCCTTTACACCAGGTACATTATCTCCAGAATCACCTAATAGTATCTTTTGTGTCAAAAAGTTATTAGGACTGATACCGTACTCTGTAACTACGAGGTTATGATCATAAAATTTTTTCTTAGTAGGTGAATAGATTGTGATTTTATCAGAAACTAGTTGTAGATAGTCACAATCACTTGACATGATAGTAATTTCACCTTTAAGCTGTTGACTAATGTAACCTATAACATCATCTGCTTCTATCTTATCAATAGACAATAGATCAACTGGTAATGTCTTTAAATAGAAGATCAGTCTAACTAATTGCTCGGTCATAGCATCAGACTCTTCTTGCTGTGATTCAAATGAATCCCAATTAGTTACTCTACTAAGTCCACGATTAGCTTTATATTCTGGGTAAATATACCTTTTATTTGTAGATGAGCCTTGCCCATCAAACACTATTATCACTCTAGTTGGTCTAACTAATTTAATTACATAGCCTAACGATCTAAGAAAACCTGTTAAGCCACCAATATGTGATAGATTTTTATCTACCCAACCAATAGCAGCGAATGCTCTTAAGAAGGTGTTTAGGCCATCTATTAATAGTACTCTGCTATCTACTGAATCTATGGTCTTCTCCTCTTTTAAAGAGTCAAATATTTTTTTATATTCTGGATTCATTAATCTGCTGTGTCAAATATATCTGGTGATAAAACGGTTTCTTCTTCAACTATGTCGAATGATGTTGATCCAAGAACTTTCATCCACTGATCAGAGTACTCTTTCTTATAGTTATCAAGCTCCTTTTTATCATCATTGATAAATCCATGCACAGTCATAATAACTTTATTAACAGCTGTAACACCAGTTACGTGATTCTTATCACAGCTAATTCTAGTTCTTTTAGCGAACTCTATTTCTTTACCGTTCTTGGTAGCTTTGATTTTGTTAGTACCTGCTCTAGCAATGTTGCCAAATGTGATAACTAAAGACGAGTCAAAGTACATAGTATTACCTCCTTTGTTATTAAGTGTAGGTTGGCTCATTGGTGAATCAGGCTTAGCTACCCACACCTTATTAACGGCTACTAATGTATTAGTATAGGGCTGCGATGCTTTACGTGATAATATAATCCTTTGATCAATAAAGTTACCGAACTGTTGAGACATCGCGCCTGCATTCCATTCGTTATTATTAGTACTTTTCTCTATTGACATTCTACAAGGAATTGACCCTACAGAATCCCAGAAGAAACAAATGTTGTAAGGAAGAGTTCCTCTCTTCTGTTCATCAAGAATATCAGCAATAAAGCCTGCCACGTCTTCAATACACTCTAACCTTTCACGATCAATATATAAGAAGAAGCCTTTATAGTCTATAACTTCTCCTGTCGCAGAGTCTGCTACCTCTTCAAATTGAAAGCCCATTTCACGAGCATGTGTCCAATCCCACTTCATCTCTGTGATAATAAACACAGGTAGTATCCCTAGCTTCTGTGCACTAACTGCGGCTTCAAGTAGTGCTGTAGTTTTACCAGTATCAGAGTGCCCTCTTAATAATGTAATGTGACCAATTGGAATTCCTGGTATTTGTAGCGTATCTTGAAATGCTTTTGAAAGTGGTATCCAACTCTGTTCTTTGAAAACTACTCCAGCAGATAAGTTTTTGCCTTTCTTAAACTTCTCTATGTCTGCTGTGCCTTTTATTGCACTAAATATAGTACTATTAAGCGATTCTTTTGCTTTTGCCATACAAAACTGTTATATTATAAAACCCTGATTTTACAGACCAGAGGTTAGTTATTAAAAATCAAATAAATCATCAATAGAAGAGTCAATACTAGGCTTACTAGTGCTCAAGGTATATTGACCTGTTTCAGGCTGTTTAGAAACAACTTGATCTGCTTGTTCTTTGATGTCTTCTTCTGGATTCAGGTGTTTTAGAAGCGCTTCTTTCATTTCATCATAAGTGTATCTCTTAAACTGTGTTAAAGGATCAGGCTGATTCTCTAACCACTGTTTTACTTTGTCACCATCTTCTGATAGAGGCGTTGACTTAGTTCTAACACGTACAGTAGATGTGTTATACATAAGGCCTGTGGTTTCTTTCCCAGCAGTTTCAACTGTAATATCACGACCTTGAATAGGATCTGTGTAGTCTCCTACATCTTCGTCTTCAGCAATACAAAGTAAGTCCATATAGACTTGCTTACCGAACTCCCAAAGGCGCACCCCTTTGTCTTCTTCTCCACGTACAATTACAGGAGCGAATACACGCATTTTTGGTTCAAGCTTCTTAGCTAGTTGCCAATTGTCTCTTTCACTAGACTTACGAAGCCCTTGTGCAAATTCAACAATAGGATCTTTTTCACCAAAGTTAGTTAATGCCATCATGGATCTATTATTGATACCATAGTGCATATAAACTTCTTTAAAAGGATTCTGTTTATTAAACACAGAAGGTACAATGCGTACCGAGTGTTTACCCACGGTTGGCCTCCAAATAGTTTGGGTGAGGTCTTTCTTTTGTCCTCCACGTGGATTCTGTAGAGCCGACAATCTTGATTTGATGACTGAAATGTCCATATATAACTGTTTTAGTAAATGTAATGAATGTTCTAGAACGGAAAAAATCGTTCTGTTAAGTGAGATAAAAAAACCGGTGTTTAGCCGGCTTTACTTATTTTATCACTCTTTGATCAATTAGATCGAGTATTAAATCGTACAAGTTATGTTTATCAAAGAACCCATCGCTATCGGCAGCTGCATCTGATACTAGCTGATCTAGATCCTCTGCGTTCTTTACTCCTTGAATAGTTCTATTGACGAATCTAGGCTCATCAAAAGGCTCATCTCTAAAAGTAGATATCAAACCTTTTTTAATAGAATCAAGACTAACTCCACTCTGGTCTACTTTACTAGCTAAAAAAGCAGTTGCGGAGTCTCTTCCTTTTTTGGCAGCTTTTAAATATTCAGGATCTTCTGTCGCAGGTAAACTAATACCAGACACTTTTTGTAAGTCTTGTCTTATATCAGACTCTAGATCCTCTTTTAAAATGCCAGCTAATTTCTGCATCCTTTTTACTTCGGTAAGTTGCTGTTTCATGCTAATAAATATTAGACTGCCACGATCTTATGGATAGTAGTGTTCAACCTTTTCAAGTCGTCTCCTTGAGTCAACAAGATACTATTCTTGTAATCATTCCAATTGATAATAAAAGATGTATCTAGTACACCACTATTCAGCTTCTTAATCAAAGTGTTCAAGGCATTAATGGTATAAAGAGTATTTGACTCTTTCTTTCTATGGAGTAGGATAGTATTTGGAAGAACCTTGGTCTTGCCGTCTTGGAGTTCAATGTTGTATGTACACATAAACTCATCAGACTCTGGGGACGCCAAAACGAAAATCTTTTTATATAAAATAGTGTACTCTCTGTTAATTTCTCTAAGTGTATCATCTAGACTATCTTTAGGAGAAAAAGTACAAAATAACTTATTCATCAAATTTTCAACTGTAATTTCAATAATTTTTGATTCTTGCATAACTTGGTTAATTATAAATATTGAATATATTACTAGAAAGCATAGTTGGTGCCATATTTGTGTCTTACGACCATTTGATTGTTTTCTAACACTTCTTTTATCTTTTTTAACAGTGTTTTTCCATCTTCTTGACAAAAGTCAAATAAGAATGAATCGTAGGTGATTAAAATAATTTTTGTCTTCTTTTTACTTAGAAGTTTATTTATCTCTAAGATCTTGTCAATGTTTTCCTTGGTCTCCAGATTCTGAATAATGTAGTTAAACAACTTTAGCTTATTCATGCCAGGAAGCTTCTTCAAAATACGGCCAGTTGGTAGTACTGCTGCTTTATGTGCATTATACTTCTTCCATTCCTGGTCAATAAACTCACTTAAGTGTTTAAAGAATTCTATATGTTTATATTTGGTCTCAATCCCTCCATACAGCTGTCTAAATGTAATGGTCTTTGATTCCTTATATTGCTCACTAGTCAGCTCGGTCAGGTTAAAGTATAAGCGCCCTAAATAGACATGCATAGATTCTTTTGGAAGTTCAAACCCAATGAGTCTAGATATAAGCCTTAAATGGTAGGCATCAAAATCAAACTCTACTAAAAAGTCATTCTTTGGTACAAAACACTGTCTAAAATCCTTATCTTTAGGTATAGCTAGAAAATTAATACCGTTGAATGAATTAGTAGGCCTAGCTGTTAAGTTGTACAGGTTGTAGTATGAATAGATAATTGAACTATCTAAACTATACTCTGGGTGCTGAAACTGGAACTTGTTATGAAAGCATTTTAAGTCAATAGCAATACCAGTCTCTTCTACTTTTTTATATGCTTCAACAAGTCTGTCTTGCAATTCAATATCCATTTCAAGATTAAAATAATCTTTTACCATCTTATACAAATATTGACACTTTTCATAGTGTTTAGAAATTGGTATAATCTCGTTGATTGTTGATAGTACAGGATGTTTAATATAAAAATCACGATGAACCGGAGTGTTGTATTCAAAAGAACTATATTCATTGTTTTTATCTAAACAAATAAACTGTACATCGATAGACTTAGGAAGATCTAAAAAGTATAAATGAAACTTCTTGTCTAGTAGATAGACCTTATCATGCTTTTGCAAGAACTGTTCTACTAATTTAATATTTAGTGAAAAACCTTCTGAATGGTTGATTACAAAAATATAACCTTTCTTACCATTATGATAGTAAATTAAACTTGCTCTAGACAGCTTAGGATGGTAATAATCGTTAGAAGTAACAATCTGAATAAACGCTTCATCTGTTAATTCTAGACGGTCTAGTTGCTCTTTATTTTCAATGATGAAATACATAACCTGTTATTAGTAGACAATATAATAAAAATATTTTTACATCATATAATTTAATTATAAAGTGGTCCTGAAGTACTTTGTACGTTTGATGTACTTGGAGTATTTTTTACAACTGTTCCTGTAGGTCTAGCGAATTTAGAGTACTCGCCTCCAATAAAATCAACGATGCCTAAAAACGTTCTATTTGCTGATTCAGTGAGTCTTTGATTTGTGTCAATGATACCTGGTATAATATTGTACTGCGACTCTCTAGTGCTTTTTAATGGGCCTGTTAATTTCCAAAGTATAGTTGTAGTCTGATAAATAGTGATGTCATAGTCTGTTATACCGTTTATAATTGAGTTATACTCGTCTTGTGATATCTCTGTAACAAAACCTCTTTCGTTTTCTTTTTTAGTAAAGTAGCGAATGATATATCCTTTCTTATAGTCTTGTTCAATAGGTCGTGGATAGTATGAATTCGGCTGTCCTGGAATTCTTGAATTGGTAGCTGTTGATTGAACAACTCCTGTTCTACTAGCAAGATCTCTTTTTGACTTTGATGATAAATTAGCATTGCCTAAACCCGGTGCAGATGCATAGCTTCTGATTCTCTCTAAAGGTTCACTAGGTCCTACTTCTGGGGTTGATCCTGTAAATGCTCTACCATCGTAGGTTTCATAATACTTGCCAGAATAAGGTTGTCCATCTAAAAAGAATTCTCCTCCTACTGTGTTTAAGTTAGGTTGTATTGCGAATGATGGATAGTATCTTAACATGTTATATGACTATTTGTTTCCAAATCTTAGATGCTTGAAGTATAGCAGATGTAATCAATTCTTTTTCCAATTCTGGGGTGCGGGTTCTATCAGGATATTTATCTTTTATACCGTCGCTGTTCCATTTCTCTAACCATAATTTAGCATAAGAGTCTGCTGTAGTAGCTTTATCAAAACCCTTCCTTATAAAACTCTCGGCGATATGTACAACAAATGCTTCGAAACTAATAAAGGATATAAAAGCTTTACATAAATTAGTTCCACCTTCTTTTGCTACTACATATCCATTATGAAATCTAGCATCAAACGACCATGCTCCTCCAGTAATATCAAATCCTGCATAATTGTTATTAAAGCCTATAAAGTTCTGCTCTATTTTTATAGTTGCTAATATTGCTTTAGCTAGAGTCTCACCATATTTAGCTTTTAATTTTGGACCCTCTACAGCAGGATCAATTACTGTTCTTTGGAACGCTTGCTTTCTTCCTTCCCAGCCTCTATTTAAGTTTGTATTAACATAAGGCTCTTCACAATTTCCACTATTTATTTTAGTATTTACGTCTAAAGATAATAAATTCAAAGGATTAAATCCAAACTGAACATTTTTAGTTTCTAATTGTTTAACTGATCCTGAGAAATAAGTAGCATTTTTTAAAAAGATCATATTAGCTCTTACAGCAGTGTTCCATTGATTATTCTCAATAGTGTTAGTAAGTCCTACTACTACAAACCCCACTTTATTTATATGATCTTTTGTTAATAGCGGTTGATTAGCTACTATACGATTATTATATGTGTAAGGTAAAAGTTGATCAGAAATAGTAAATGCTTGACCTATAGTAAATCCAGATATTCCGTCTGTTGTAAAATTAACAGATACAGGAATCATAGCAGACGCTATTGTTGCAGAATCATCATTTTTTATATTAGTCATTTTATTAATATAATAATTTGTAGCTTGAGAAACATTTGCTTCAGAAGGATTAATAGTACTATAAAAATCTGATATAGTTTGATTAAATTGGGAAGCTGCTAATTTTACTGCATCTAAAGATCCTGTATTATTTCCAGATATTTCACCTCTATTTACTATATACCTATCAACAAAATTAGTATTTATAAAACCAAAACTATCTCCATTAGTAGATAGTGTTGCCTTATTTTTTGCATCTGCATTTGCAGAAATAGCAATCATACTACTTAATTTACTACTAACTTCGGTTTTAATTTCTAAACTTTTTGCAATACTTAGTTGACCTACTAGATGTAAAAAGGTTGTATTAGTGGGTTCTAGCATAGTTTCTTTAGCGCCTTGTTTAGGAGGTAGAATTTGATCATCTATAAATTGATAGGTATTTCCTCCATCGTTATATGATAATCTTAATAAATTAAAATTACCTAAGTATTTATTAATATCAATTATAACTTGTTCTAAAAAAGGTTTTAGATATATGCTATTTGTACCATCCTTTAAACTATAATCTTTAACTAACTCTACTAAATAATCTATATTTAATAGAATATTCATTAACTTACCTCTATAAGAATTATTAGTTGTTTGATCATATTTTATAGGAGGTATTTGTGCAGATAGTAGATCATCATCTGGAGTTTTAAATAGTGGGATTGATTCACTATTTTTTGTCTGTGGTAAAATTGCATCTTTATTAGTATTTAAAATATTTGTAGAGAATAAAGCTTGATAATCTGAAAAGGTTCCTTCGTAAGGAATTAAAACCTTAAATGGATTTGTACTTAGTTGTTTAGTATTAGTTAAAAAGAAATTTAAATTAGGATTAAAATCAATATATACTAAAGGGGTTTGATTTTCCTGATTTGTTTTAGAATCATATATAGTACAATTATGATTCAATATCATTAATAATAAACCTAAAGGAATATAAACTGGGTGGTTTGTATAAGCACCTGATACGATTTCTTGGTTTATTATATAAGGTACAACATAGGCTCTTAATAACTCTTTAAAATCAACTTGATTATCTTTAAAGTTTTCTATAGATTCTCCTGATAATAACTGTGTCGCAAATCCATATTTACTATATATTTTTAATCTATCTATTACACTAATTCTTTTATTTGTACTATATAAATTATCATCTATTTTTTCATTAAGTAAATCATCTATAATAGGTGAGAATATTCCATTAGAAAATATTTGTTTATAAAATGGAATATTTTGTGATTCTATTATTGGATTATATATTTTAAAAGGATGTACTTTTTTATCAATTTCTGAACTTTTTGTTTTTTGAATCGCTTCTGTAAGAGCTTTAACTTCTATGGTTCTTAAAATAAGTTCTAAAGAAGATTGTGAAGATAGGGCTTGTAAAATTTGTTCTGATCTAGCGTCTTGATCTTTTCTTTGTTCTTCTTTTAAAGTAGCTTCAAATTGCTTTTTATTTTGCGCATTAGTTTTTGCTATAGCCTCACTATATGGATTTATTTGAACTTTAGAATTTTCTGTTCCTGTTATTTTATTAATAAATGAACTATCTTTAAAAATAAATTCTATTTCAACTGTACCTTTATAAGTAACTGAGAAACTACTATCCCCAGTACCTGGATCTGGTTCTTTTAAGACATCGCTATAATATTCTGCACGTTCGATAGTTCCTGGTGATTCAAAATTTTCATATGAAATAGTAACTACAAATGTTCCATCCTCTTTTATTTGAGTTAATTTTACACTAACACCTGATTCATAAACGCCCCCTTGGATTATTTTTAATTTTTCTATAACGTTTTGTAAAATATAATCACTTCTTTTTCCTCCAAGATCAATAGTAAGAAAACCACTCTTATATTGTGTATTATCTACTTTAGCATTTGATAACTTGTTATAAACTTTTATATCAAAATTATAATAATCTGGACCTTGGGATTTACCATAAGATATTTTATATTCATAAAAATCTTTATTTGGTGGATCACCATCGGGAGTTCTTACTGCATATGCAGAAATACCTTTATGTATTTTTTCATCTAAATAATTAGCATCAAATTCTAAAAAGTAGTTTGATAATTTTGATGTATCTAATATCTGCCCTGTTCTACCTATAAGATATAACGGTGAGCTATCTCTTATAATATAATCAAATTCATAAAACTCTGAATTCTTTATAGCATTTACTTGATCTTTTGTTAAAATATTTCTTCCTTCTTTAGGTTTTAATGCCCATCTTGAAGGTAGTACTAATGGAACGGGATTGCTTTTTATAAGCTCATAATTTCTAATATTATATTTTAAACTTAAAACTGCTTGTCTAGAATAAAAATCAGAGGATCTAAAACTGATGGTATCAAAAGTATTTTGAGGCAGATTACTAAAAGGTTCTGCGAATCCCTTTTCAGGATTTACATATTGTAATCTTAATAATTTAACTAAAGCTTGTAAAAGATCATTAGGATATTTTTCAACCACATCTTCACTAGAACCTTGACTCAGTTGCGAAATTTTTACTAAAGTATTACTTAATAATAATATCTCATCTCTTAATATACCAGGCAGTCCTCCTGAATTATTAATTTTTATAGAGTCTCCTAATATACCAAGAGCCATCAATTTAAGAGTACAATCATATCCACCATCTTGATTATAAGTAAAGTTAAAGTTAGTAACCATGCCTAATAGTGCATCATAGTTACCTTCAGACTGCCTAACATTTTTACTTATTTCAATTGCAATCTCTTCTTTTGTTAAATTTTGTTTAAAAGGATCTATAGAATAGAATTCAGATGACTGCACTCTACTACTGCCATCAGGATAAAAAAAAGTTTGGCCCCACTCTAAGAACATAGTAAAACCAAGCTTAAAATAAAGTGCATCTATAATGTCTAATTGCGTTTTATCCCAACATTTAAAATTAATGGTTGCTGCTCTAAGTGAACCTAACTTACCTTGAGTATCAATAATAACAGATGTTATGCCTGGCATTGGTCTATAACCAAACTGTTGGATTTCTACGTCTCCTAATATACCATAAGCACCATCCTTTCCAATACCTGATCTTTGTTGATATGAATTCTCTCTTAGATATTTTGATGTACCACCAAACAAAACAAATTCTTTAGCAAGGTCTTCTTTGTTTTGTATCGAGTCTCCTACTATTTTTCTAAAATATTCTATGTCACTAGGATTCAATAAGTCTATAGAAGAAACAAGTCTTATCCAAGCAGTTTTATTAGAGAGAAATAAAATATTATTATTATCTCTAGAATCTCTAGCTCCTTGATTAGCTCTAGTATCCAACTGGTTTATTAACCATTGCGGGATTTTAGTGCCAATAATATTTGATATCTTATTACTATCAAATGGCATAACTATCTTATGGCGTTTACTATTTTATACGTGTTAATTGCTCCAATTAAATCTACAGGTATACGAAGTTGTGTGCCTGGTTCTACTACTAATGAATCTCCTGATAGTGCGTTTGCTGAAGCAATTACCCACCAAAAGCTAGAATCGCCATAAAAGTCAAAGGCCAGTAGATCTAATCTATCACCTAAAACTGTAATAATATAATTATCGTCATTAGTAAGCGGTATTTCAGGGTATATATTATTAACATAATACTGACTCCCTGTTGCAGCGTACTTGATAACTTCTATATTTTGATATCTATAGTTCATATTTTAAACATTATTCTGAAGTTTTATTATTGCCAAAGCCAAATTGTGATTGTACAAACTTATCAAATGATTTAACTGCTTTACGTAAATTAAAAGGTTTATTAGGAAATAACTCTTTATTTGTTGCAACTCTATTAGTTACTATTTGTAATGGTTTTAAAGTTGGAAATATAAAAGTATTAGAATCACTAGTAGAGGACTTTGGAACATTAGCAATTAACGGTGTAACTTCACTTGTAATAGTTTCTGTTTCTGTAGCCGTTACAGTTTGTTTATTAACTGTTATAGTTTTAGTAGACTTTGTAGATGGTCTCTTAGGAAGTACATCTAGAATTGGTCTAAATGTAACAGCAACATCTACTACTTGTGGAAGTTGTGCTAAGTCTCCATCTAAATTAATTTCCCATGGCATATCATTATCAACAGTTAAATTAATAGATTCAATAAAACCAGGTACACGATATAGATAATCACCAATAGTTACACGAACTACAGGGGCTCTCATTATACCTTGTGTATAGCTATAATCTGGGTAAACTTGACCTAGCAGCGTATTTAACCTATTGTACATAGGCCTTAACTCTTCTTTAGACTGAGCAGCTACTCTAAAAGAAAATCCTATCGTTCTAGTAAAACCTTGATATGTAAAGAAACTCTCACCTCTACCTATATATTTAAATGAATTTAATTCCGCATTATTTGTATCAGTAATACCAGCTATTAAAAATGCTCTAAAGAATATTGCTGTTGAAACACTAGGATTGTCATTAGATATTGCTTCAAAAATAAACTTAATAAGATCTTGAGTACTATTTTTATTTTCTTGTACTTCCCAAGGTGCTTGATCGTTTATGAATAGAAAGGGATGTGTTAAGTTTAGCTTATCTTTTTTGTTGGTAAAGAATTTATAGTCTACAGATTGTTCTTTAGTCCATGTATTAGAGAATATAATACCTCCAGCATCTTTATTAATTTTTTCTCTAAAATCTTGAAGTTCTGGATTAGGGTTTCCTCCTCCGCTCCAACCAACAAGATTAGATTCTTGTTGTAATAACAGATCGTAATTCATAGCTCTACTAGATACAAGCTTAGTTGTATCAACTACTCTTGGTATAGTTGTAGTACCTATACCATAAACAGAGTTAGGACCTCCTAGATACTGATATATCATGTTTCTATTAAGTGATATACCTAGTGTGTTTACTAGATTAATATCTGGCACATTTGCTGGGTTTGCAAATGGGTCTCCTGTAGTCATCTTTAAGGTTAGTAAATTATAAAGCCTATTAGACGCTCTCTGGTTTGTTACATTTTGCTTGTTTACTATATCATAGTAGAACTTCTCAAATGGATTAAACGGTATTAATCCTGCTCTATTAGCGTGAAAACCTGTTCCAGACACACCTACTTGAGCAAGTGTATTTGCACCTAGGTTATACACTCTAGTGTTTTCTAATAAACCAGGGAAAGGAAGCCCTTGAGGAATACCAAACAAAGTGTTTCCAGTCTCAATCTTAGGATTAGATAATTGTAGCCCTACTTGTTTTTGTATAAAAGCAGTGCCTCTTGGCCTGTCTTCAAAGAACTTTTTGATTCTTGATTTATCTATTCTACTAGAAACAGTAAATGATTGTGTGCCTAAGTTAAACTCTAACTGACCTCCTCTAATAGGAAAGTCTAAACCTCCAGTAGAGCCTGGTCTATATATAGGTTGAAATGTGCCAGTAGCATTCGGTGTATCAGGCATTATAGTTTGAATATAAGGAAGGCCTGATGAACCATAGCCTGGTCTATCATTTCCGAACCTGAGGTTCTTTAGGTTAGTTTGTAAGTCAATTAAAGGCATTGTTTTTATTGAGCCCCCGTTTGATTATCAAGATCTGGATTTCTTCTTGCCCTTGCTTCAGCATCGCGCTTAGTATCAACCACATATGTAGTTACATTTACATTAATCATTTCATTTTTAGGCACTCTTGCCATTTTCATATTATCTTGAACATTAGTATTTGTACCAGTTGTAGTTGGTGCAGCAGCATTATTTTCAACACTTACGCCTCCAAAGTCTCCGCCTAAAGATCTAATTTTATCACCGGTTCCTTCAAGAAATGCTTGTATACTATCTGCTTTTTCATCTGATATTGCACCAAAAAAGTCTAATACTCCAACAACTCCTGAAGCAATGGTAGCAACTATGTCTACGACCTGTGCAAATATATCTCTTATTTTTATTATAATAGCTTGGATGTTTTTTGGCTCAGAGATAAACTTAAAAAAGTTTTCTATCTTTCCTATAATACCAGAATGTTCAACAAAGTCGGCTATTGATTGTTTTATCTTCTCCATGAAAGCGCCAATCTTTTCTTGAAGAGACGCATTAGTTAAGTTTTGATATGCTTCTTCACCAGTAAGTTTAATGATCTCTTCTTTAGATTTACCTTGCGCTTTTAATGCTTGCACTTTTGCTTGCGCATCTTTAAGATCTTTTGCCCCTAATTTACTTAATAACTCTTGTTGCTTCAACATATCTCCCATTTGATCTCTTGTCATACCAAATGCAGAAGCAAGAGAATCAGCTTGTATACGATTTAACTTCAAGAAGTCATTAGCAGATCCAACTTGTCTTGTTATTTCAGAAGCTGCTGTGGCAAGATCGTTATTCAAAAAAGCTTCACGAGCTTTATTTAGATTAATATCTTTACCAGTTAATAGTTGTGCTTCAAATTGTTTTGATATTGAAGACTCAAAGTCTAAGAAAGAATCTGCTATTGAATCAAGTTGCTTTAGTTCTAAGCCCATTGACTTAACAGTAACTAATGATTTAGTTAATTGCGCTGGGTATTTTGCAAAAGATAATCCTAAATAGCCACCTAAATTAGAAGCTTCTTTAAGTATCTTCTGATAACTAAAACCAATTCCTGTTGCTTGTTTTAAACCTACTACTTGTGATAAAACAGATTTAGTTATACTTTCTGATGACTTACCTGTTAATGTTGAAGCTTCAACTATACCTTTTCTTGTTTCTAAGTCAAGGCCTGCTATATCTCTTAGTTTAATATTAGTAGCTAACTGTTCATTAGTAAGTCTATTAGTTACACCTAATGCATCTACAAACTCCATTTGAGACTCAACCATCTTTTGACTATCGATGAATAAGTCTCCAGAAGAAATGCTAAGACTAGCAAACTCCTTTTTAATTGCTCGAGCTTCACCTGTTGAAAGGTTCATAGCTCTTGCAAACTTGACAGTTTTATCTTGTATACCTAGTATGTAATCGAATACAGATTTTAAAGCAATAACAATACCTCCTATAGCACCCACAGTCATAGGGATAGCAGTTAAAGGATCTTTTACAGTTTCTTTTAAACCTGCTCCGGCTGCTTTTCCTAATGCACCTAACTTATCTGCAAATGTAAGTTTTTTTCCTTCTTTATTAAGATCTCTGGCCTTTTCAACCATTTGTTCATAAGCATCATTTCCTAGCCCTAGTTTTTTAGCAAATAAACCAAGAGCTGCTCCACTATAACCAACTTCTTTTCTAAGCTCTTTTTCTTTCTTTAGCTTTTCTTCTCCTATTTTAATTCCTTCTTTAGCTATTCTGTCAGCTTCTCTTAAAGCTATTAATTCTGCCTCTTGAACATCTAAAAGAGATTTGTGTCTTTCATTTAATACTAGAGCCCTATCTAATCTTTTTTCTGCTATTTCTATCCCCGAGATTTCTCCTTTTTGTCTAGCCTCTAGGAGTTTATCTTCAAATGACTTTACTAGGTTTTGAGATTTCAAATAGTTATCTACTCTATTTTTAGAATCTCCTTCTAGCTTCTTTTCTAGATCTGATAATTGTTTAGATGTAATAAACTCTTTTTGTTTAGCTTTAGATAGCTCTTGATTTATCTCTTTAACATTAATACTTGATCTATTGAGAGTTTCTAAACGCGCTTCTATTCTTTCATAAGACCTGTCTAAATTCTTAAGTAAATTTATTGATTCTTTAATGGTATCATTAAAGTCTCCCTGCTCTCTCTTAATATCCTTTATATCGGAAACAGTTTGCCTAATTTGGCCTTTATCCGGTCCTGTATTTTGATTATCGTTAGCCATTTACATTATACTGCTTACGAATAAATATTTACCTTTTGGTTTTTACCTTAGATACAAAGGTAGGCTCTTCTGCCTTTTTCATAAATTCAGGCAGTTTAACTTTAGACATATCTGTTTTCTCTGTAACTTTTTGCCGGCCTTCATTACGCATCTCTTCTACCTTCTCAAGGTATTGGTTAATCTTCTTGAGGTTAAAACGTCTAGTAGTTACAGGCATATTCCACACCTCGGTCCAACTAAAACCGCCGCCTCCGTGATAAGTGAGTTCAAAGCATTCGGTCATGAATGCGGACCTATAGTCCGCTCCCGGGAAAAAAGAACTCTGCACCCATAGGAAGGGTTGTTTGTATCTCTGTAGAGTCTTTTAAAGTAAATGTTATTGTAGTATCAATATCTGGTGTTACTTCTGCAATATACTTTCTGAGCTCGATTGAGTCTCTTGATAGGAGGTATCCTTGATCGATAAAGTCGCGAATAGTTTTAACAGAATAGTCACCATTTACTGATATAATTTGATGTTTAAGTCTTGTGGACAGTATACCTGCTTCTTGACCTACTATCTTCTTCATACCTTTTATCTCTTCATCAATTTTCTTGTCATCAGTTACAGTCAAGATCTTGAACGTCACTTCATTCTTAGAATAAGGAAGAGTAAAGATAAACTCGTTTTTATTAGCAAGCTTAGACCAATCAATCTCTTTATACTTTAAGTTTTGTAGATCTGTTTCCACTTTCTCTTCTTCATTAGTATTTGGGTTAAGATACTTAAAAGAGTAATCCTTACCATAGGCTAGAATTCTGGCGGCTATCAGCAAACCATTCCTGTCACCTAAGGTTAAGTCTTCGTAGTTGATAGATGATTTGATTAGGCTCTTGAGCATCTTCTCGATGGCGAGGCCCTGACGTAGTAGGTTGACATTTGTAAGGATGTCTTCCTCTTTTGCCGTCATGTACTTCATTTCAACTTTACCTGATGATAGTGGGTTTTCTTTTGGGTAGATAAGACCTTTACTTGGAAGGTCGATCATTTCTGTAGGTACCGTAAACTTTTGTTCGCTCATAAACTATTGTCTTTTATATATAAATATACTAATATTAAATTTACTAAAATAAAAAAAGCCCCTAGTAAGAGGCCTTTCTTGTTGGAGGTATAAGTAGCGTATTAGTAATTCAATACTGCATAATCCATTCCTATAGACATAGTCAATTCTGTTGGATCAGATGTTGACCAGTCGTAACTGCCGAAAGTTGCTTCTTTTATAAAAGCACCTTTGATGATCCACTCACTTACGATATCACCAACAGGACCTAAAATAGACAAATTAAGGTCTTTCTTGTAAAAGTCAGAGTAGCCGTTACGGCCTGTTACAGATTCATGGTGTAGACGTACCCACTCAATCACGGCTTGTTGGCCAGATGGAGAGATTGGATTATAAAGAGATAATGTTAAATCACGCCATTCAGCTTTACCTTTGATTTTGCGGTAAACGTTGATATGATCTAACTTGATCTCATTTAAAGTAACACCAGGAGCGTCTGCCTTTTTGATCATGTAAGAAGGAATTCCGTCTATGTACATGATAAAGCGGTTTGATACTGTAGGTTCAAACGCAGTGAACATTATTTCATTTGGGTCCAATACTGGCATCGTATATGTGATTTAGTTTCTTACTATAAATATTCAATAACTAAATTATTGTTCTTCGTCTTCTTCTTTATGCTTCTTCTCATTAAGGCTCTCTTCCATTTTCTTGATTTTCATTTCGAGCATGTCTTTAGCCTTTTTCAACTCTTCCATCGTTCTGTCTTTTTTACCTTCGGCCCATTTACCTCCCATAGCACTCATACCTGGTTGACTTCCTTCGTATGCAAATTTCCATCCTTTTTCTCTTAAACAGTTAACAATAAGATCGTCTCTATCTATTTTAGGATCTGTTTTCTTTTTATTATTTGCATCAGTAATACAACTTTGTATATTTTTAGCTCTGTCTTCTTTAGACATTCCTTTAGGAGTATCTAAAAAGATATCGTAGGCAACTTTATCGCTTACTGAACGAAGCATATCCATTAAGCCTTCTTCAACTTGTTCAGTTTCTTGAACTTGTTCTACTAAAATATCTACCACTTCAAGAGTTTTACCATCGATGTAGATAGTTACGTCTACTTCTTTACCTTCATGCTCGCCAGTACCACGTGAATAGTATAAACCACTATACTTTTCGCTTTTGTCAATTTCATCGAAATCCACGTTAGGGAATTTTGATTTTTCTACAGCTGATAATGCTGATTCAATTTTTTTAAAATCAGCCTCTTCTGCTTTATCTACTTTCTTCATACTTTGTTTTGGAGCCTTCATTTTCTTTTCTTTAACTATCTCCATACCAGCACCAAGATTGTGTTTACCTTTCTTAGCTTCAGATAGTGTTAACTGCTCTTTTACACTTTCGTATAAGTGAGCTGGGACTTTAATTCTAAGTACTGTATTATCGTTCATCTATTGTTTATTTTATATTATTGACCAAATGTTGTACCAGTTGGAAGAATGTTAAAGTCAAGTTGTATGAATTCAGCAGTCTTTGTTGGTTGTATATAAATTGTACCTACTAATTTGTTACGATCTACCACATCTGGTGTATTATTAGTTTCATCCATTACAACTTGGAAGGCATATAAACCTTGACGTTGTTGTACAGACTCAAGATATGGGTTAACTTGGCTTAAGAATTTATTGCGAGTTACTTGAGTATTTGGTTCGAACACAATTTGTTCACCTAGTTGACCAATAAATGATTTAAGAGCAATCAATAAACGACGCACATTTACACGATCAAGTGCAGATGGCTTCTGTTGAAGTGTTTTCTGACCATAGATAACTGTGCCTACACCTGGGAAAGTAGCAATTGGATTAACCTTTCCTTGATAAAGAAGGTTACGATCATTTACACCGATCTTTCTTTCTGGCTGAAGCACTGTAGAAAGTGAACCGCGGTTAAGACCTGCTGGAGCGAACCATTCTGCAGATACTTTATCATTATATTCGTAAACAGCTGGTATTAATGTAGAAGCTGGAACAAAATTAACTTTACCGGTTTCACGAGAACGAATTTGTACCCATGGCCAGTAAGTTGCACCGTAACTATTATCATAAGTTACAGCTTCACTAATTACTGTATTTAGTTGTTGTCCGTATCCAACCATGTCAACTACAGCGATATTATCACCACGATTTTGAGCTAAAAGTAAAAGACTAGCTATTTGAGAAGATGCATTCTTACTAGTTAAACCTGGTGCATAAATAACATTAAAGTCGTATGCGTCTTTATTCTCAAGAAGATTGATAGCAATATTATAGTCAGCTGGGTGTATACCTTGAATATTAGTAGACGGTGTTGTTACTACAGAAGTTGCATTAGGGATACTTTCAAACATGTTTACTGCCGCTTTTCCAAAAGAACCGAAGATAACTCCAGAAGCACCACCAAAAGATCCATGATAAGAACCAGTTCCAAGAGCTGGCATAGAACTTGTGTATTGATTTTGAGCAACACCAGTCTGGTTGAAATAACTAGGAGTTGGCTGTACTACAGAAGATACACGTACATATAAGCTATTATTTTTATAAGAACCTGTAGTTTGTAAGTAATAGTATCCTGTTGAATCTAAAGCAACTGTTTGAGTTTGATCTCCAATTACATAAGCAACATAGTTATTCTGATTAGGATCTAAAGACATATTAGTCCAAGATTCTAAGATAGTTTTGCTATTATTATAGTCATCACCACGGCGGATAACAAGGCTGAACACACCAGAACCAGTATTTACACCTGTAACTTCCCAACGAACGTTAGCTGCAGAACCTGAAGGAAGTGATCCATTAGAACCTGAAGCAAATGGAGCTACTGCACCAGAAGCAAAGTTGTTCATTATTGTACCTACAGACAAAGTGTCTAAGGTAAATGATGCTGTTCCATTAAGACCTACTACAGAAGCTGTAGCAGCGGTATAAGAACCAGAGGCTACACGAGTAACCAATAAGGATTCTCCTCCTTGTTCAAAATAGTTAAGTGCAGCAATAGAAGTTAAATATTCAAAATTAGCACCACCAGATACGAACGCAGCACCAAAAATAGCTTTGTACTGTGAGTATGATGTTACTAATGTAGGAATATTAACTAAACCAATTACTGTAGGACCTATGAGAGCAGCACCGGCTGCAACAGGTCCTGCGGTTATTTGCGATAGATCGTTTTCTTGTAAGAAAACTCCTGGGCTAAGAAGTGTTTCGGCCATTTATATGATTTTTATCTAGTAATAAATATCAAAACTTTTTTGAAACACCTTATTGAAATTCTCCAGTATCAATATTTATAGAGACATTTCCATATTTTTCTTTGAGCTCATTTAAGATTTTGGCCTCTCTTTCTTTGATATCCTTAATCTTTTTCTTCTCTTCATCAATCAAAATATCGATTGTCATTTTTTGATAATTAAGCTCACCTAAAGTAGAAGCAACCTCTAGAGCGTCTTTTTTTATCAGCTGGACTAATTGGAGCTCTGTGTCAGTAAGTTTTCCCATAACAACTGTGATTATAAATATGTAAAATGGCCCTCTAGTTAAAGAGAGCCACTGTCGTTTATATTAAAAAAATAAAATACAAGTTATTCTTCTGATTTAATTAACTTATAGAATACTGGGTAATTAAAATCTGAACTAACTCCTTCTATATCTTGTTGAGTAAATAGTTCACATTCGAACTCTTTATCCTCGTTCAATAAAGGTTGATATTCTTGTTGAAACTCTTCGAACTTTGGGTTAGCATCTCTAGATATTACTTCACCTTGTTCGTTAGTTTGTATGTTTACAAACATAGGTACAAAAGTTGTACCGTCTTCTTGAGTTTCACCGTGCTTAACTACCAGCTCGTTTCTCTTGTCTGCAATAGTATTAAGTTCTACTGCTAACTTTTTAGTAAGATCAGAAAGCTTGATTTTAGTAGACAGCTTCATGTTCTCGTTAACAAGACCTTTTAAGATAAGTCTGCCATCTTGTCGATTAATTAATCCGTTGATCTCAGATTCTAGATTTAAAAGTTCTGAATTTTTAAATGTAACTGTTGCCATATTGTGTTGTTTATTATTTTGTAACTTTCTTCTTAGTAGCAGCCTTTTTAACTTTTTTAGCTACTTCTTTTACTTCCTTGGCAGCATCTTCTAAAGCGTCAGGAATTTTATTGCCATCAGCATCTTTAATCTTACCTTTTTTCATTAGGATAAAAGTGACTATAGCAATTGCACAAATGATAAGTAATAGTTTCATATCTAATTGTTTATTTATAAATATATGGAAATCTAGCAAAAAGCGCTAGTCATGCTTCAGTCCATACTTTATCCATTTATACCAGACTCTCTCATGTAAATAGTATTGGATTGGCTTATAGACTAATTCCACTATACCGAAAGCAGCTCCTATTTTAACTGACCCTGTGACCACCCACATAATTAGAAAGCCTATCAAGGTACTGACTATACGGTAACTAATTGTTTTGGCAATGTGCCTTTTCTTTTCAACTATCATAACTTGCCGTCTTGTTTCATTTGTTCACGAATCTTGGTAGCCGATATGTCATATATATCTTGAGGGGGTACATGCTCAATTATGTCGTACCCTACGCCTCTACCAATATTAATAGACTCAATGTCTGGTATCTTTATAATATGGACACGCCCTTCTTCAATAAGGTCTTTTAGTGCTTCAGCCAAGTTTAGTAGTATCTCTTGGACTGTCCATGGGTTAGAATCACTTACTGGCACATCACGAATGCAAAGTAATACCTTTTTACCTTCATTTAATGCTTGATCAATTAACCAACGATGACCTTCATGCCAAGGCTGCCAACGGCCTATGAACATTGCCCATATTCCTGATTTGTGAGTAGCTTTAGCTAGTATATTTTGCATAATCTAATATTTGATTTTTACATTCTTCAATCTCTAACCACTCTGTATTTAGGCATAGAGCTTCATCCTCTGTTGGGTAATCAAAATCACTTACATGAAATTTCTCTTTACCTCTATCTACCTCATATATTAGATATATCCATTTAACTTCACTACCTAAACTGTTTAAATAGTTTCTTGCCTCTTTATATGGGTATACTAAGGCTAAAATTACATCTTTATCTGTTGTTGAATTTAGATAATGAGCAATATCACTAGCTCTATTTAGGTTTTTAATACGGCCTTCTTTACTATAGTCTTTATTTTGAAATATATTTCTTAATTGATCTCCATCAATAATTTCAACATCTCTTTCTTGCTTTATAGCATTAGCTATTGTTGTTTTACCACTATGTGGTTGTCCAAATAATACTATAATCATGATTTATCAATTGCTTTGTAAATGTCGTTTAAATCAAACATCTCACTTGCATCATTATAAGGACATTCATGAGCAATACCATCAAATGAATAATCAAATAAGTATGAATCAATCATTTTAGTAGCTCCTTTTGGTGGTTTTGCTATTACATTTACATGTATATCGTATCCGAAATTCTTAGGTGAGGTACCAATCCACAATACAGCTGATTTTAATTTCATAGCTGCGGCAGCATGTTGTAAAGATGAATCTATTAATACACGCTTTTCAGATAAAGCTAACATTGAAAATAATTCATGATTTGTCATCGGTGCATTTACAAATTCAATTCCTGGAATAGAATGATTTGTATGTCTCCCAACTTGAATAATATGATATCTACTTGAGTATTTATCTACTATTGCTTGTACAATACCATAAGGCATATCACGTGTCCATGAGTAAACAATATCTTGTTGTAAAGGACCTCCATTAGAGTGTATGATCATTGTAGGCCTTTCACGGCGCCAATTGTACATAACATCTCTTTGAATAAGATTTGGATATAAGAGTGGAGGTTGCTTTTCATACTTTATCCCTAAAAGATCACACCAGTTTTCAATTAGGTGTTTTTTTTTCATAATATGATCTGATTGAAAATATGGCTCATGTTTGAATATAATAGTATCTTTGTTTTTAATAAAATCATCATAAAAATAAGATGTCATTCCTATTCTATATACTCTATGAATATCAGGATGATTTAAAAATATTTCAGGATAAGATACTACTAGAATTAATTTACGATCAGAATATTTCTTTTTTACTGAGGAGATAAGTGCAGTAGCGGCTACATTTTTTCCTAGTCCTCCTTCAATATGCCATACAATATATTTTGTACTATTGTTTGATTTATCTTCTAAAATTGCTACTTTTTCTTCTTTTAGTAAATCTGTTTCTGTTTTATAACCTACTTGCATTATTTTAAATTTGGTATCCAAAATCATTAAAGAACCATCTGTAATTATCTTCAATAATTCTACATGCATTAGGACCTAATACATCTAAAAAATCGTTTTTTATAGGTTTAAGTTCACCTCTAATAATATGATCTCCAAATACTCCATACCATTTATCATCTTCTTGTGTTACTTGAGGAATATTTATAAAGTCATGTTTAAAATATGGTATTTCAAGATACTCATAAATACGGCGCATTTGTGTATCTGGATCTAAACATAATTCTTCAAATTTAATAAATAAAATATTTTTATGAAGACCTTGTACAAGTACTTGATATAATCTATCTATTGATGGACCAATTGGAGGATTATTAGACCATACAACCATGCGTTTATCTGTTGTAGTACCTGTTAAGTTTCCCCAATTTGCAATATGATGATCTGTTAGTGGATGTTTTCTATATTTTTTTTCTAAAGATGAATAAATTGCTCTAATATCTCTAATCATACAAATAATCTTAGGATTAGGTTCATAAGCATTAATAAAATCATATTCAGAACTCCATCCTCTACATTTATCAATTACATATGGTTTATCTGTAAGTGGTTCATAGAAACCATAAATAGCAGATTTTAAAAATGATTTAAAGCCAGTTTCCATTACAGTAGTATCTTGTGCTTTAAACTCTAAACCATCAGTAAAGATGGTACGGCAAGCAGATAACATTTCATACAACCCCGAAGTGGGGGTTGTGTGGATGTCCGGGTTTTGCCCTAATATATTTTGAATCAGTGTTGATCCAGCTCGTGGCAACGAGCTGTTATAGAATATTTTCTTTGGCATAACACAATTTTACAAAACTAATTAATTTAAATTATATTACAATCCAAATCCACTAGCACTACCAGATACAACTTGTGTAACAGTAGTACCTTGTTCATCAGCAATAGCATCTAAAATAACTGAATCATCTTGTCCCCAAGTAGTGATGGCAGATCCAGAAAGTACTACGTTGTCAGAATGTACAACATCGAACTTTACTACACTACCACTTTCAAAAGTGCAGTTTCCGTAAGATACACGAAAATTAACCTGTTATAAATTCAGGAGATGGGTTAAATAGTGTGTCTTGTGTAGCAAGACTAAGTACTGGGGTAATTTTTCCAAAAATCATGGCTATTAATTGTTTTTAATTGTTTTGTGGTAATAAATATAATGAATTTACGAAAAGAATATCAAGTTGAAAAATAGTTTTGCCATAAAGATAAGGAAAATTATGGTACTCTATTATATCCTCCATATAGAATTTATATTGTTTCATTTGATCTACTATATCTCCAATTAAAGGAGCACCTTGATTGTATTGTATTAGTGAGGTCTCGATTAATAAGTGTTTTGCATTTTTTACAGTTTTCTCACCGCCTTTTAATATATCCAACTCAGCACCCTGTACATCCATCTTTATAAGATCTATTGGCTCTCCATTAAAGTAATTACGGCTATCTAAAGTTGCTGTATTTACTTGTACTGTCTCGTATTTTCCCTCACCGTACCAATCAGTATTTTCCTTGTATAATGAGGCACCAGTTGCCGTTGGATTAATCTTTTCAATATATAGATCTGCTATACCTTCTTTATCTGAAAGTGCAATTATATCATACGGTTTTCCAAGTAATCTTAAAGCAGGCTCACAGTTTCTGTTTGCCTCCACCATCATAATCCTACATTCTGGATATCTGAAGTAGATTTGTTTTGTGAATCCTCCAACGTGGGCTCCGATGTCAAGTAATCGTTTAGGGGCAATGTATTTAAAAAGTTTGTCCATTCTATTATTCTTTG